CAGGAAATCCTAGCCCGATTGGCACTGTTTTATGGACGAGTCAATATGGAAATGCGTTTTACCATGTTGGATCTTCTGATAGCGATTTAATATATAATTTTGATACTACTCCAACAAAATTAGATATGGGTCCATATGCAAAGGGTCTTTTTGGTCTGTCTGAAACCGAAATAATGTGGGCGGATGACACGACTGGTTCCGGGGGTGCGTTTAGAAAATGGGACGGAGCATCCATTACAACAGAGGCTTTTGGTGCATCTAATATTCAACAATTATTTGCATATGAGGCGTTAGCAGGAACAGGAACATTCGGTATTGTGGAGGGATCATTTACTGGATCTGGCGGATCTAATGATGCTGTTTTTATTAAGGGCGGTACTGGAATAACTCATGTTATTAAGTCTGTAAGCGGTAAGATTGAGTTAGATAACGGCGTTGTTATCCTCGGTAAACAATCTGAAACTCCAGCAACACCAATAAATAAAGGCATTATCTATACCAAAGAAGTATCAGGTGAAACAGAATTATTTTACCTCGGTACTTATGGAACTGAAATACAAATAACTTCTGAAGGTAATTTATTAGGTGGATCAAGTGGGGGTATGGTTGAAGAGGAGTTCACCACTACGGGAGCGGAAACTCCAGACGCAACTATATCATTTGCTCTAACAGCAACGCCTTCAGGAAGTGCAGACACACCCTCAGGTTATCGAATCCTCGTTTTCAGAAATGGTGTCAAGCTAGGCTACGCTGCAACGCTCAGTGATAGACTTCATTACTTTTATGATTCTGTTAATAATGAAATTGACGTCTTAGCTTCAGGTGAAGTTGAGGAGTTCGAAGTTATAATTGAATAACTCAGGATAAACTATGAGCCGAGAATTAAGAGACTTCCAAATTGAATCAGAGAGCGTTGGTTATAGAGATAATTTTAATGATAGTTCAGTCAACGCAAGATGGACACAGAATATTGTTGGCAACGTGACGATTACCGAGGATACAGAACACCTTACAATCTATGATCCTGACATAGAGACACGCGATTGGGAGGCTGATACGGCTCCTAATATTAGTATACGTGTAGCCCCTCGTGATTTTACTGCGAGAGTTACTGTCAGCGGGTTGGAGCAGTTTCATGGAAATGACGTTGGTATGAGTCTTTATCTGGATGGGGATCAATCAGATTGCTTTACTGTTCAATGTGCTTGTCCTGCTGGTGCGAATTCATATGCACAACTTAGATATAACCAAACGGATCAAGATAGTATAGACTTGGGAATGTTTAAGACGGGTTGTGGTCTCGCTATAATAAGACGTGGTAATGTGATTTTCGGTCTTTTTGTAGATGGCGGTGGGCCTGAAATAATGGACATGACTTATCTTGGAGGGGGCGGCCATCTTGCATCACCAATAAGCTCCCCCTTGCAGAATCGGATCGGTCTATTTTTTAATAAATATAATCTTCCTCAGATTGTTTCAGCAGAGTTCTGGAATTTTAGTTTAACGTATCCATAGGATTGTCCAATGAGTCGTGAGATAAAAACATTTCAGAGCAACGTGATACCAGCTACATTTAGAGATGACTTAAATGACAGCTCTATACATTCTGCTTGGACGCAAGACATTGTAGACGTTACAGGACCAGATCCAACAATCGCCGAGGATGGGACGTCATTGACAATTTCTTATGTTGGGGGTCAATCTCAAAATGTGTATTGGAATACTGAGACCGCACCTTGTGTTCGTATACGATTACACCCATTAGATTTTACCGCCAAAGTGTACGTAAGCAATGTTTTAACTACAGCGTCACAGTCAGGAGGTATTGTTCACTTTAGAACCTCAAACAAAGATAATTATAACTTAGTAGCTTTGAAAAATGATGGTGGTAACCCCTATATGTTTGGATCAATTGGGGGAAATACTAATAATGTTATGTTAACCAGTGAAACTGAATTGTGGGTAGCGCTTACTCGCCGTAACTCTGTGATAAGGATGTGTTACTCAACAAACGATCTCTCTAATGAGCCAGATATAAATTCTATGACATACGTTTATGTCGATGACCATCCAGGGACATATCATGATTGGCAAATAGGTTTATTTGCAGAATCCTACTCGGTAGGTTATCCAGCAATAGATATTAAGTTCCAAAAGTTCAGTTTGGTTTATCATATGTGAGGACTCTCAATGGCTAGAACATTACGAGACTTTCAAGTTGAATCCGTTGCAAATGGATTTTCTGATAAGTTAAATGATAGCTCGCTCCATTCGAACTGGACAGAGGATATAACTGATGTTACTGGGGACGACCCGGTTATTACAGAGGATGGGACAGCTTTAACAATATCATATGTTGGTGGCCAAAGTTTAGTATGGAATTGGCCAGCGTCTCCTAATGCCCCTTGCGTGACTTTACCAATTGAGTGGATTAATTTCACGGTAAAGGTCTATGTAAGCGGAATACAAACCGGGAGTCTTAATAACCAAAATGGGGGAATGCTAGTTGTTAGTAGTGCAGGAAAAAGTCAGTTCACGAATTTGACTTTTTCAAATAACAACACCTTTGATCTCGTCATGTCACATTCAGGCGGGGTAGACAACGAACAATCAACTATATTTGGTGACCATACTGGGGAGTGCTGGTTAGCTATGGCACGCCGAGGTGACAAGATGATTTTATGCTATTCTCGTAATGCTGTTACTAACGAGCCGGATTTTGACGATATGGACTATCACAGAGTGCTTGATACACAACATACGCCCCCTGCTAGTATATCGCTGGCGGCACTTTGCAGTGGAACGCAAAATCCAGCAATTAGTATTGAGTTCAGAAAGTTTAGATTAACGTACCCGTAAAATGAACGTTCAGAATTCTGATAAGGATTAGATGAATGACACGAAAATCAAAAGCAGATCAACGGGAACCTAAAACCACGGTTGACACATCAAACCCTGTAGGTGCTACTCACCATTCTGGGGCCGGTTATTCTATAGGCTCGCGATGGATTAACACAACGACACAAAGGGAATATGTTTGTGTAGATGCCACAAATCCCGCTACATGGATTGATATGGGTGCGGCGTCTGCTACGTTTCTTGGGTTGTCGGATACGGTTAGCGGGTACGTAGGAAGCGGTGAAGGCTATTTGGTTGTTCAGAATGCCACCGATGATGGTTTAGAAATAGTAGAAAATAACGCTGCGGCTGTGGGCTTAGGAAATGTTGCTAATTTGAAAAACAACACAGCCGCAGGAAGCCCCCAAACAACAGATGGGGCGAATGATGGTTACTCCATAGGGTCTAGGTGGTGGAACACAACATTAGACTCTGAATTCGTTTGTCTAGACCCGGATGATGCGGGTAGCACATGGATTGAAACAACTAGCGGCGGTAGTGGGGGTGCGTTTACTTCGTTATCAGATACGCCAGCTAATTATACCAATTATGAATATGGTATGGTGCGCGTGAATAGCGGAGCTAGTGCATTAGAGTTCCTAAATAATAAACCCGATGCGACTGTGAGACCCCTAGCTACGAATGATGTGGATGAATATTACAAGGCTGGGTCATTTTGGATTAACACCACGGACAACCATATTTATTGTTGCACTGATAACACCAATGGAGCCGCCGTGTGGCGAAGGGTATCAACTCCTTTTTCAAATTACGCTGGTACGGTTGCGCCAGATTTAGATGATGACATTGATGATGGTTACGAAGTGGGTTCTTTATGGATAGACACCGTTTTGGGCAAAACGTATATATGCTATGATCCCGATGGCGGGGAAGGCGCGGAATGGACACAACTTGAAAATGCTGGTGGTTCTTCAGGCGCATCAACGTTTTTAGACCTAACAGATACCCCAGCCGGTCCCTACTCATCTTATTCTGGAAAATACGTAAGGGTTGAAACTACAGCACCGGATGAGCTGATATTTGATGATGCTATGAGCTGGGATAATAACGACTGGGCATCTAAAGCCGAGGAGATAAACCCGGATCCTACGGACTGGTTAATTTCGGAAACAAACGCAAGTGGTCTTAAGCAGAAAGTCCAGATGAAAAACCTGCCGCAAACAACGGCTTCGAGCAAGGGTTTATGCCCTCAGCTATCTGGTGTTTCTACTCAGTTTTTAAATGGTGCCGGTTCGTTTTCAGTACCAAGTGGTGGCGGCGGCTCTCTTGGCACGCGTTTAGTAACGGTGGATGATCCGGACGGGGGTGACACAGGGGATTATGCTACCATTAACGCCGCTGTTTCAGGTTTAGGTGGGGATGGCGGCACTATTTTATTAAGGGAAGGTGTTTATCCTATTAGTACAACTATTGTTATCTCGTCTGCGATACGAATTATTGGTGTACAAGAAAACGTTCAGATACAAAATAACACCTCTGGTTATGTTATTCAATACACTGCTGGGTGTGATGGCAGTTTAATGGAAAACCTTAAGTTTGTGGTTGGGACTAGGGATGATGCAATTTACATTTCTGGCGATAATGTATCAGCAAGGCAATGCGTATTTAATGGTGTGAGCTTTTTTACTGGAAGTGAAAATATTGTTTTCGATAATTGCACGTTCCAGCATACAAGTGCTAGTGAAACGGATATTGTGGCTAGCGTTACGGGAACTAATCCTATCGTGACGTTTAGAGATTGCTACTTTTATGGTGCCGCTACTGAATGGCTATTACACATAAACGCCACGACTAGTGGTAACGATATAGGCCACGTGTTGGTGTCTGGTTGTAGATTTGAAAATAATAGTAACGCTGGCGGTGTTTATGTTGAGGAAGTTTATAGTGCTGTTTTTCATGGGTGCGATTTTGTGAGTTTAATAAACCCCAATGTAACGTATAACAAACCGTTACTTTATGTGTATGGAACTAACGATATAAAGCAGTGTGTTATTCGAGATTGTTCTATAAGGATGGTGGATAACGCAGGGACATTTAATGCTAGTCTAGTTCGTATACATAATAATGGTGACGAGGAAATACTTGTTGATGGTGTCACTATTGATTTAGATAATGCCGCTATGACTCATGCAAGCGCAAGTGTTGCACCAATTTTTATTGATGGGGTATGTATTCGCCTTAGAGGAATAATTCTAGAAAACGTGAAACTACCTAGCAGTACGGTTACCACTTTAGATTTTGGGGCTATTACTTTGGACCCTCAGATTCCTAACGCGCCCGCAGACTTTGATGGATCAATTCATATCTCAGATAGTTTTTTTAGAAAAATATCTGGAACAGCAGGAGATCATATAGATGCAAGTGTTATATGCTCTCCCTCGGCACTTACTGGTAAAGGTAATATTCGGATAACGAACTGCCATTTTGACGGACAAGATCAAACGGTGGAGCACTCCAGCAACTCAAATTATTTTATTAAAGTTGCTGGTACATCTACTGATGAATCATCATTAGAGGTTGCACATTGTTATTTCACAAAAGGTGCATGGTGCGGCTGTGTTGGCACTATAGACAAGGGGACTATTATACGAGATTGCCAGGTTATGTTTAGGGATGAACCAGACGATTACCTTCAATTTGCTTTTGTTGCGTCTGGGTATTATGACGGAACGGCCCGGCGGAGCAGTTTTTGTAGCATAACAGGTAACCATATACAATGCCAAGATCCACGCAATGAACCAATTTGGGTTAGAGACTTTCATACTGCTATAATATCTAATAACACTGTCTCAAATATTGGTGCCACGCTCTATTATGAAATAAGAGTAGACACCACAGATAAAGCAATTATTTCTGGAAACATATGCACAGGAACTATTCGGACAGATTCTGGAGTTGCTGACGTGACGCTCCATGGAAATCATGCCGATGCTTATTCTCTAGGTCAGACAGGAACACAGAAACCGGCAACCGTCGCAGATCAAAACGTCGAATTTTAAGGTAAACCATGCCTACGTTCCATTATTCAATATTCGGTGAGTTCACTTATGGTGAACATCCATATGGTGGCTATTACCTTGAGGATGTACTTGCCGATTCATCCTTACTGGATATTTACAGGATGATTGTACTCGGTGTCAGGCAGATGGATGAGAATGGTGAGGGGTTACTTGAAAAAATATGTAATGCGTTAGAGGTTGCATGGGAAAACTATATTTATAACAAAGCCACACCTCTGACAACACTTTATGAAATAGATAATATTGAAGAGAATTGGTTACAATATATGAAACCTCTATTAGGTTTCACTCGGGATATTCCATTTACTTCTAGTAATAGTGAACTTCGTACAATACTAAATCATGCGATCCCGTATTGGAATAATAAACCCTCTGAATATGGAGTCATTGATAGATCAATTAGGTTTTTAACAAATAAGAATTTTAGGGTGGGAAACTTTTTTGATTTCAGAATGCAAGTTGGTAGCACGATATTGGGTGATGAACTTGAAGACTTTGATCCCTGGATGATAGATTTCAGCAACCCATCAACCACGGGCGTCAATGGTGCTGTCACTGGTAATAACACGTTTGACCTAAAGGACTTGTCTACGGGAACCTTTGACACGGCAGATGATTACAAGTTCTTAGTCATCATTGGGGATGAAAACAACCCCTCGAATGAGGGCATTTACGAGATAGACACATTAACCGCAGGGGGAACGACTGGGGTGATAAAGAGTACATTCAGCGTTACTCCTTCAACTGTTTTCAGCTATAAAGTTTTGAGTTACTCCGATGAAATGCTAACAGAGGTGAGGTTAGTAGATAATGGCGTTGGTACGTTGCGATATATCAACTTATCGTCTTCTTTTAATTTGTATGAGAAAGTGGTAGGCGCAACGTCTGGGGCCTCCGGGTATGTTGTGGAGGATGAGGACGGAATCTTAACGCTCAGAAATATCAAAGGGCGGTTTGTTAGTAACGAAACTCTTACCGGGTTATTGGGCGGTTCCGCAACCTCTAAAGGAACTTTATCTAACGTTTTAAACCGTTCAATTTTACGTTACATGATGAGTGAAAAAACTTCTAAGCCTATCGGGGAAAGAATTGACATTGTATACATTGATTTCTTAGAGCAGTTTTTGTTACCCGAGGATTTGAGTTTGTGGGATGATACAAACGATGTAACAGTTCCTAGTCCAGGGGGGGCTGCATTAATTGCTACCGGGGGCTACCTGCAATATAAGCACCCATTTAATTGGTGGCGTAGTCAAGTTGTAATTGCAAAGTGGAACGCAACGTCTGCTAGCAGTATTCCAAAATGTCAATTTATGCTTATGCCAACCGCTCCTTCTTATTATGCAGTAACAATAAACTACACAACCAAGGTCGTGACTCTTTATTACATTACTACACTTATGGCGTCTATTACTCTTCCATATTTAAAACATGGAGTAAGTGATACGTTAAGAATAGAAGTTATTCGAACACCCACTGACGACACTGTTATAACAGTTAGAGTAAATAACGAAATTCAAATAGTGTATACTGATATAGGCGGTTTTGATAGTGGTGGAATAGGGTTTACTACAGCAGGTGATTCAGTATCTTTAGAGCATGTGGAAGTTTTTACGCTACCAGTAGACGTTGATAGAATCGGGCCGAATCCCTAGGAGAAAAAATGCCTACTAATGATAAGAGAATAAATTTCTATAACCGACGGTTGTTAAGCCTCACGGCTATGAAGGATAACTTTTTAGATTACCTGATAGACACAATTCATGGGATGGCTCAATCCATGTTTGTGTTTTCCTCCGGGATATTAGATGGGGATTCAATTGGTCTAAATAATAATAGTGGTGGGAGCACGTTTGATTTAGATTTGACAAATGCTAGTAAGGTGTTAGTGGCCTCTGGGGATATTATTGACATATCAAATATCACGGGATCAAGTATCACTACCGCTATTTGGTTTGAAAATACTCCGGCTACCACTTATTACGTCGGAATCAGATTTCAGGAGATACCCTATGGAGTAGAAGCAAATGCTTCTACAGGTGATCCTGAATACCCAAGTTGGAAACAGACGTATGGTGAGAAAAATTTCCCAGATAGCGTCACGGATAATACTACGTATATTCGGCTTATAATAAATAGCATCACAGAGTCAGGTGTTGATCATTCAGGACGTACCGTGAAAGTATGGCTAATGGATCCTGTGAGCCTCCTAGAGGGCACTGCATATTGGGAGGGGTCATCTAGTTACAGCTCACCAAACAACTATGTAGATATCCCGTACAGTGGTTCTAACGGGCCTTTGGGTCAGGACACATCAGTTGACCCGCCAAGCACCACGGCAACCGATTATGAAGTATTCATGGAAGGGGCCACGTGGAAAAAGAATACTGATTTAAGCGCTGATTCCACGTATGCTTATTTGGGTTCCATAACAGGGGGCACCCCACCAACGTTTAATGTTGCTACTCAAGAACTGCTCTTTACCAATTCTCTAGACACATCTTATGATGGTCCAACAGATAGTGGATCAGGTAGAATCATACACGTTGATGGTGGAGCGGTAGAGCTGGAAACCGCAACGTCTACAGGAGACACTCACGGGGCACAGTTACGATTAACAAGACACGGCGCAACGGGTAACGCAGAATTCCATTTAGAGATACTTGCATCAAATGCTCAAGAGGGGACACTTTTAGCAATATTAGATCCCGTGCAAGATCCTGCTGGAAGCAACCGAACATTAGAAGATTCAGACGCGGTAACATTACATGCCTCTATTGATGGCAGAATGGATTTTACTCGTGGTGATGTTGATTTAGAGGACCCATCGTTACGTCTTGATCAAAAAATGCATGTGGTGCTATTGGAGGGAACCACAAATAGTGATGGTCTCTATTCAATTAATACGATTAGTGACACGTATCTTGTTGTCAGTGACATGTCAGCTGGAACCGCCCCCTCAACCTGGGACCACAGTGAAACAGGAACCGCAACTGTATTAATCCCTCGTTTCATTTTGGGTCAAAATGAGCCCGTTGCAAGTGCATTAACAAATCACCTTGATTATTGGAAGGGGAGTTTATTTGTCCTATGTGACGGGAAACGCGACGTCAAACCAATCCGCTATATCCCAAACTTACTTGATGCAGGCACTGGGGATGTGGTGGAGTTTTACGATAACTTCAGAGACTCAGGAGGATGGAAACCATATCCACGTATTGGAACGAGACTATCAATAAATTCTGATGGAACGCAAACATGGAAATTCGGTGAGTATGGTCCAACTATCGATTCCATACCTCTAGAGAGATTTGTCAGGACGGGGGTCACGTTTAAAACATTTGTTGCAGGCTCCGGGTCTGCCGATGCCCATGGCGTTAATATAAAACCTCAAGACTTGAGTTCAGAAAGTTTACGAAAGCCTCATGCTAGATCACTTGGGTTATTTAATGCGGATGGATATGAGCAACACCGATTAGAAGCTTGTGGCAGGATAGCCAAGCCTCGGACTTATTTTGAGGATGACTTTTACTATAGAACTATACCAACTCATATGTATTTCCATGAAGGTAACGGTATAATGCAGCCTGATAGCACTTTCGAGGGACGTGCGGGCGGTGGAATGTTTTTAGTGTGCAATAGTAATGACAATGATGAAAGTTCAGTAACGGGTCCTCAGACGGCCACAGCTAGACCACAGGCTGGTTACGTTGGTATAGATTATGACAGAACCGTTTATTTCTGCGCCAGACTTTTTGTACCAGCAAATACAGGGATAGAGTATCAATATACTAATTACTTTTGCGGCCTACGTTCGAGAAATGGTGATGCCTATATTGGATTGATATATGATGCGACAACTAGTACCGAATCTATTTGGCGATTCACAACTTATTTTACTGGATTTGCTGGTCCAAATACTAATGCTGGTATAAGTAACCTTGTTGGCACGCGGGAAGATGATGACAATTGGATCATGTTCTGGTTCCGATTTAACTTAGCCGATGGCAATTGGTATTTTACAGCCAATGGTAACCCTGAAAATACGTTAGCAATTAACAGCCCTACAGATAATAATTGGAGAGGAGTATTTTATCCATACATATACATTAAAAATTATCCTGGTGGCCCAGGAAATAATTTATTCTTAGATTATTGGGCTGTTTGGGACGATGGCGTAAAGAGCATGGATCCAGAATAACACCACTCACTTATTTTCCTATAGTTCTATTTTCTTACCTATCTGTTATAATCAATATAAAAAGGAGGTGCTTCCTATGTATAAAAGTATCCTTGCAATAACGTTCTTAATGTTCCCTGTGTCTAGTTACGCCGATACTAATACCTACAAAGATAGCGGCTTGCCTAAAACTGATTCTGGTGTAGATATTACCAAACGTGTATCCGATCCTTTTTATTATACAGATGACACACCTACAGGAGGTGCCACAGATATATTGAAACGTAGCGGGGATATAATCCATTTAGCTAAAACTAAAAAGTACTTCGCTATGTCAGCCGCATGTATTTGGCTGCTTATGTTTTTCATAAAAATCGGTAGAAAGAATTTTACGTTTATGCAAAAAATGTCTAGACGTTGGTTATACATTATTGTCGCGTTGCTGACTGCAATTGCCACAGTATTAACGAAGTTTCAGGCAAATGTATCTTGGGGAGATGCCTTGATTGTGTTAACTAGTGGGCCGTTTGCTGCGTATATAAATGACCTTGTTAAGAGGGGGGTGTTTAATAAAACCCCCTCCAAGGATACTAAGTAAATGCCTTGGTGGGTGTTTGTTGCTGCAGGGTTTTTAATTGCTGTGACCATTATTTCTGTGGTCTTGATCGCCTATGACTATATGGCTAAAAAGAATCTATTGCTATCAATGGATATTTTAGAGAACGAAAGAAAGCGTATAGAAAATGATCTAGAAGTGGAAAGGATTACCCGAAAGCAAATAGAAAAGGAATTCATAAGGCTTACTGAAAAGCACAAACAGATAAACAAATGGTACCTGAAACGTAAAGATGAAATAGAGGAAGACATTCGAGATGAGTACGAAAACATGGCTGAAGATCCTGCATTTCTTAGTGCTAAACTTGATAGCTTGCTCGGCATTCCAAGGGAAACTAAACGCCCAAGAAGAAAAGAAGACACTGCAAGACTTAGTAAAAGAAATAAGGCACCAGCAGGTGAAAAAAGGTGATCGAGTACCCTTTAACGGAGTTCTCCTTACCCCGGATGCTATGGCCACAATCATCTCGAACTATGAAAAACAGATTAGAATGCTCATGCTGGAGCTCGAGAAAATAGAGGATGTTTCTATGGCTGAAATGGATAGCAACCAAGCGATCTGTAGAGTTCAGATACTTGAGTTTAAGACAAAATTGAAAACCTGTGTTGACGAGTCTAATAATCAACGAAAACTATTTTATGATGAATTAAAACAGTATAAAAAAATTCATAGGTCACCGCCTTGGTATACCAACCCTTACCTCTCATTTATCGTTGGAGGTGTCGTTGTGGGGGGTATTTGCGTTGCTGTGGATTATGCTGAGTGAAAACATGGAAACAGCTATTGCGTCATTACTCTCAAAATTAATTGAGTATGGCCCCGGTTTTTTAGTAGCGGGGCTGTTCATGGCCATGTATTGGCTTGAAAGGAAGAAGAACGAGAGACTTGCAGAAAAGCTTTATGAGCTTGGTTTGCAGAGTTTAAAGTCTGACCTCGAACACACTAAGATGTACACCGCACTAGAGAAGGCGATTGAGACACTTGGTAAAACAATTTCTAATCTGGCGTTGGAATTATTGAAGGCACGAAATGAGAAAGACTAAAAGCATTGACACATCAATCGGATCACTACTTATTAAACTGGAATTTATCTCCGAATCAGAATTAATACACATGCTAGAAAAACAGAAGATGTATAAGAAAAGGGCTAGCGAGGAATTACTGATAGGAAGGATTCTTGTTTCAGAGGGGGTGATCACCGAGGATCAGTTACAAGAGGCTATTGTTTTGCAGGATAGATTAAGGTGTAAAACGAAGTATGAAAATTCAATGGCAATAGCCGAGCTTGCCATTCAATCTAAAAAGAGAACTCAAGAGAAAATAGTAGCCACAACTAAAAAAATAACTGATGAGTACCCTTCAATAGTTCCGAATGAAAAGTGAACGTTTAGAAATACCTACTGTGTAGTAATTACATAACATTCCAACCAAAAAATATTTATTAATAGTGAACGTTCAAAAACGAAAAATTATTTGACATCTATTCGGTTCATACTTACTGTTTTCCGTGGTTGAAGGAAGCGGGTTGAGGTTGTTTGTAGTGACTGTTAAAGTTAGTTCCAATTAATACGTGCATGTGGTAGTTAATGCTGGTTCAAGTTAAAATTAAGGAAAAACTGTATTTCAAAAAGGGCGATCTCCCAAAATCTGTTCAAAAAGAAATCAGAAAATCCTTTACCTATAAAGACCCTCAATTTTCCAAACTTGTCAGTCTAGGCTACAAACCCTGGTTCTCGGGGATGAAATCCAAAATGGCAACGTTTGAGGAGACTGACAGTAAGTTTGTGGTGTGGCGTGGGGGGTTAAAAAAACTAACAACCATTTTTAAACGGTCTAATATTGACTACGTACTAATCGACAAACGTCTTTGGCATGACAAGATCAAGCTGCCCCATACCATCAAACTACGTGACTATCAGGTAAAACCTGCTGATGTATTGATCAGACGTCAGCAGACCCTCTTAAAGGCTCCTTGCAGCTATGGGAAGACCGAAGTGCTCTTGCATTGTGTAGGGCATTTCAGACGACCTACGTTGGTTCTAGTATGGCAGGAAAGGCAACAAAAGGTTTGGGTTGAACGTATTGAGAAATGGTTCGGCTTTACCCCAGGGGGTATTGGTGGGGCATATAAACAGCCTATGATTAAATCCATCACGGTTGGGTTATTGCAGTCTGTAAGGAATAAACTAGATGATTTGAAGGACCTTTTCTCAGTAGTCATTGCAGACGAGGTTCAGAGGTTTGCGGCTGAAACATTTAGAGCTGTTATTAACGAGCTACCGGCTGCAATTAGGTTAGGTGCTAGTGATGATGAGAGGCGTAAAGATAGGCGCGAGTTTTTACTGTACGACACGTTTGGAACTCGTGGGTATGACGCGGGTGACGATGAAGGCCAAGTGCCTGTAAACATCTATGCAGTGCCTACTAGATTTAGTCCCGATATGGAAACGGACAAGTGGGCAAAATTAATTACTGCGCTAACTGAGGATCGCGCACGAAACAAGTTAATTGTAACCTTAGCTTGTAGAGAGGTGGAGGAAGGAAAAAGGGTAATCCTATTTTCCGACAGAGTAGATCACTGTCGATCATTAAAATACTTGATTAACAAAGCTGGTTATAGAGCGGGGTTATTATTAGGTGGTAATGAAAATAAACGAGAAGCGGATAAAACACAAAAGGGGTTAATTGATGGATCCATAGAAATAGGAATAGGAACTTCTGTAGCAGAACAATCAATTAATATCCCCCCACTGAACGTTGGGATCATGACGTGCTGTAGCGCTGATAGTGATCTGTTACGTTTCAGGCAAATGAGGGGACGTATAGCCAGACCTGATGAAGGAAAGGAGAGTGCTAGATTATATTATATTTGGGACAAACATATTTTCATATTGAAGCGGAAACTGTACAACATTAAGAAACGTTACAAGTATAAAATACTTGTTTACAACTATTGGGAGGATGATTTGCCTACGGTTAAGAGAGCAAAGGTCGTCATAACGATGGAAACATTGAAGCGGGGTTGTGAGGATCTAGGTATTGAAGTACCCGCAAAAACGACGGCTAAAAAATTAGAAAAACTTATTACGAGGGAGCTTGCAAAAGATAAGACATATGGCGGTTATAGTTGCGGAGCATGCTTTAAGGACATTACTGATGGTTTGGATATGTGCTCTTTTTGTGCTACTCAGTTTGTACCGATACCCGATGATGATAAGGATAAAAAGTCACCTAAAAAAGATGTGGAGGTAGACGAGGAGGAAACTGAAGAGGAGGAAACTGAAGAGGAGGTAGACGAGGAGGAGACGCCCGAAGCTGATGATGATGAGGAGGAGGAAGAAGAGGACACAGAGGAGGATGAGGAAGAGGAAGAGGTTGCAGAGGATGATGAAGAGTCTGAAGAGGAGGAAGATGAGGAGGACGAAGAGGAGGCCGCAGAAGATAAGGATGAAGAGTTAGAGGAGGATGAGGATCAAGAGGAGACGGAGGATGAGGAAGAGGACGATGAAGGCGACATGGGGCTTGAGTTAGAGTTTGAAGGTGAGGATGAAGAGGAGGAGGAGGACGAAAAGCCAAAGAAAAAGAAAAAAGTCAGCCGAAAAAAATTGCCTACTAAAAAGAGCGATGTGAAGCGCAGCCGCAGCGCTGTTAACCAGGTACGATCTAGATTCAGTGATACTAAAACCGCTGCTAAAAAAAGAGACCTAGAAGAAAAATATAAAGTCATTGAAGCCGGGCTGCCTTATTCGGAAGAGCATTTGGCTCAGATGAAACGTTCTGCACTTCTAATGACATTAAAAGCTCTTGGTGTCAAAAACCCAATTGGCGTATCAAAAACCGGCAACATGGTCAAAACGATTATGGCAGCCCAAAAAGAAAAGTTTGGTACCTCGGGTAAACAAGGTAAAAAACCATCTAAAAAGAAGGCTAAGAAAGTATCGACATCGACAAAGAAGACTACTGGTAAGAAAAAGAAATTGAGAAAGGCATAAGTTTAATTCACACGGGCAGGGTAATACCTGCCCATTTTTTTACACGGACATTGAGGGGGCTCAATGCAAGTATTACCAGAGTTACAGCACTACATCGATTCAAAAAAGTGGAAGTACAAACGGGCTAGTGACAATGACATAAAAGTAAAAGTATGTCCCTTTTGCGGGAATACGAATTTTAAATTTTGGATACATGCTGAAAAAGCACTTTACCATTGCTGGGTATGTTCAGCTAGAGGGAACCTGTACAGGCTAAAACGCGAGCTAGGGGACTTACAGAAAGTTGTCTCTGCGGCTAGTTTAACTGGGGATGAAAAGCCTACCTCTAATAAAATTGTACCTATGAAACGGATAATGAAATGGCATAAAAAGCTAATCGCTTCAGAGTCGGCAATGGATTATTGCGAGCGTCGTGGGTTCGCAATGAACACGGTTTTACACTTTAAGCTAGGGTTGCATCTAAAGGATGGTAAGCGATGGTTAGTTATTCCTCATATGGTAGATGGTATCTGTCACAACGTGAAGTTTAGAGTTTTACCCCCGCATGACAAAGCATTCAAGCGGTTTAAGGGCGGGGCCAGTGTTTTATTCAACCAGGATTGTTTAGCAGAATTCGATCAAGTTGTAATCACTGAAGCTGAAACGGATGCAATAGCCCTGTGGCAAGCCGGTGTTAAAAACGTGGTTGGATTGACGTGCGGGGCCGATAGTTTTTTGCCTGAATGGTATGATCTATTAATCGATAAAGAGAAAATATTCTTAATTATGGATGCGGATTCTGTGGGTCAAAACGGTGCTAGGTCAATAGCAACACGTTTAGGATTTGACAAGTGCTTTAACATTTTACTCCCAGCGCATGATGCAAACGAAGTGCTTGTGACTCTAGGACCGAAGGTATTAAAGAAGGTATTAAAAAGCGCAGAGCAATTTGACGTGCATGGAATAGTGCATGCTGCGGATGTAATAATGATGTGCCAGGAGGCTGAGGAGATAGGGGAGGAGGGTCTACTAACGCCCTGGAGGGGTGTTAATAGGATGCTAGGAAATGGTTTGCAGCCGGGAGATCTAATGGTGCTGAGCGCTAAGGTGAAAACCGGTAAAACGACAGTCGCGTTGCAGATGGCAACACATTTATCTATTTTGGGCGTCCCTAGCTTATTCTTCTGTCTAGAGATGGGACTCAAACGACTGGGTAAAAAACTAACAGCAAGTGTCAGGCGTCGGGTGTCAGATGACTTGCAAAGCACAGATTATAAACTCGCTCGTTATATCATGCGACGAATACCTTTGTACTTTGTCAGGCCGGATTGGGGAGAGTCGTTAAAGATTGATAACGTATTGACCAAGCTTCGAGAGTCAGTTAAACGGTATGGAATAAAATTCTTGGTATTTGATAATTTACATTTCCTTTGCCGCAGTCTAAAATATGTGACTACCGAAGTTGGTCAGGTGACCAGAGCATTCAAACTAATATCTGAGGAGTTGAATCTAGTGACCGTGCTCATTGCACAGCCGAAGAAGATTGAAGGTCAACGTATTATTAAATATGACGACATAAAGGACAGCAGTTCAATTCCTGCGGATGCGGATCATGTTTTATTACTGCATAGGGAAGCAAGGGAAGCGGGTTCGATTAGTAGGGGTGGTATTGAGGATGAATCAGATCAAGACGTGCTAGACCCGAAGATGCTAGTTAGATTGGATGCGGCTAGGTTTTCAGGTGGAGGGGAGTGCAACCTTTATTATGAGGGCTCAACTTCAACACTGTATGATTGGGATGATAGACCGAAAATTGAAAACGAGTATACTTGATTGATCGGGGGCCGTCCTGGAGAGGCGCATTTAACCTAGGACCTTCCCTTGCGTCTTTCCTTGCCGGCCCCCGGCTTTGTGTTAGCATGCCTAAAGATGAAATAGACTATCCTGAAGTTGAAATAAGATGTGTCTGGTGTCAGCGAAAAATATCTATCTATCAAGATTCGAGATGTATGCGCGTGGTTGATTTTCATGGCAACGATAGTTTTTTTCATTCCTATTGTTGGCGGATGTTCAAACGTGCTGAGAACAAAACCTATTACGAAGAGTCGCCGAATTAACGATGTCAATTGAACTTGAACTCCTCAGGCGATTAGGCCAGCCGTTAAGAAAATGCCCAGCATGTAAAGTGGAGCCATTTCACGCTGCAAAACGCGGGGTTGTTTTGCACGCCCCTCTATTATCCTTGATTCGAGCAGGTGGCGTCCTGCGCAGGAGTTATTACTGCTGCGTGATATGTGGTGCCTGCAAGGAAATAGTCGGATACGAAAATTTAATGGGGCGAGTAAAGTTGAAATGGCGGTACCGGAAGTTTAAGGACGAGTGTATGTGAACAGTAACACGATGTACTACACCTATTAAAAACCAACCAAAAAAAGTGCGTATATATAGTATCCAGTTTTTGAACGTTCATTTTTTGTAACTCTATACAACCATTAGATAATTCCCAAATGCTCTATTTGTAACTAGTTGAATATACTAGGTATACATGTTTTTGAACGTTCATAAATTAAAATCAACTTTTTTTGAGTTTTTTTGTAGGAAATTTGTAACCACACGTTATCCTTACAAATAATTATTTCTGAACGTTCACATTTAGCTATTGACATATCATCGTATATCAACTATTATTATAATATAAGCAACGAGGAGACAAAAAGATGAACAAGCTACAAACAAAAGACATTTTCAGTTACATAACAGCCGGTAAGGCGGTATTCACAATTCAAAACAAAACGACGGGGGGTCGTTTCACGTTCAAGATGAAACGCCACCAAGAAAAACAAGACCTTTTTTATGTATTGCTACTAACTGGTAGTGATAATGACTCTGACTACAGTTACATCGGTTTCATTCGCGGAACAATCTACTTACACGGCGGGAAAAAATCCGCTGTGAAAGACACATCGATATCTAACAAGGCATTTGCTTGGTTTTTCAACAAACTACAAACAGAGGAATTACCAGAGTGCGTTGAAGTGCATCACTCAGGAAATTGTGGAAGGTGTGGTCGCACGCTGACAACCCCAGAGAGCCTAAGAATCGGCCTTGGTCCTGTATGTGCAGGGTAGTTAGCTTTGATTGAGTGACTCTCAAACGAGAGTCACTTGATGAGAATTAACACAAACCGAGGAGGCAGGACAATGAACAAAATTAAATGTAACATTGAGCAGTCGGACACCGATAGCACAAACGACGTGAGAATTGCATTTAACCCAAAAACGTTGGAGGCGTATACAATACTCGATATCACTATTTGCCCCTTAGACGTATGGCATAAACGCAGTATTTGGATACTAAGATACTCACCCTACACAGTAGCCACTACGGTTGAGGACTGGTTATCTGTAAATACAGAAAAATTAATTGAGATAGCATCGAATTATAGGGGGAGTAAATGGGACGGGTCAAATCACGTTGGGGAATGGGATGATTGGGACAAGGTAATGGTATTAGCAGAACGTCTGCAAAGAAATTTTGAATCTGATGTTACATACATCAGAACTTATACTGCAATGGCGGATTGGGTTGCAGGCGACAATGATTTGAATAAGTGGTTGGAAATGGAGGACCGGGAAAAGGCTCTAGATGACATAATCGAAACAGCGCTAGGGGATGATATTTATTTAGAGCGGGGGGATGTGGATGCATATCTAGACCACGTTCTAGAGAAACGTCAGGATGAGGACTCAGATTAATTCTGATTGAGTAGCACTTAAAAACAAGTGCTACTTGATGAGAGTTAACCAAAAACTGAGGAGACAAAAAAATGAGCAAAATTAGAGTAAAAGTTAGTGATCTTACGAAAACTGAAACCGGTGTAGAAAATGGTATAGACGCTATCTTTGAGTTTGAAGGCTATGGATTAAGCATAGTCGGTGAAGTAACGCTAATAAAAAATAAGCTAGGATACTGGTCAGCTTGGGGAGATCCCGATCATTGGGTTAGTGGGGAAGCACTTAACCAATTAATGATCTTGCCCGATAAAAAATTCACAGAAGTACTGAATGCAATTGAAGCAGCGGCAGCCGAAGCAATCGAAAAAATAGCCGACGAGTTAGGGTATTAAAATGCCTAAAAAGAAAAAAGCAAAAGTTGATATAAAAACCAAGTTACAAACGCTCAGAAATGAGTTAAAGGCAAATTTTATCGAAAGGGGCGAGGAAATAGACGGAATACTAATAGCCCTGCTAGCCCAGGAACATGTGTTGTTCCTCGGCCCCCCGGGGGTCGCTAAAACTCTACTCACCAGCACTATTGCAGGTGCCATTGAACTTTCAGAATACTTTGAATGGCTCATGTCAAAATTTTCTGTCCCAGAGGAGTTGTTTGGCAGTTTTTCTCTTAAATCTTTAAAGGAAGATAGACACGAGCGAATACTTGACGGAAAACTACCCGAGGCGAGTATTGCTTTCCTTGACGAGATATTCAAGGCCAATAGTTCAATCCTCAATTCCCTTCTCACATTAATTAATGAGCGGAAATTTTACAATGGTGGGTCGGCAGTTGATTGCCCCCTTGAAACAATGGTGGGGGCTAGTAACGAATTACCAGAATCAAAAGAACTGGATGCACTTTACGACAGATTTCTTTTGCGTTATTGGGTGGGTTATATCCAGGACATGGGAAAGTTTAAAGACTTGCTCATGTCTAGCCCCCCATCGGTTACTACCTCGATCACACTAGATGAGCTGCATGAAATGCAGGAAGGGGCATGTAACGTTGATATCTCAGAAAAAACAATAGACCTTATAATTCAACTTAAACTTTCTTTGGAGAGGGAAGGTTTTACTAGTAGTGACCGCAGGTGGAAAAAGGCTCTAGATATCATTGCAGCGCACGCGTATCTCAACGGGCGGGTTGAAGCAATTGAAGACGACTTACTAGTGTTGCAGCACGTTTTGTGGGATGACCCAAAAGATAAGTCAACATTGAGTTGGTTGATTTCTAAAATATGCACACCCGCTATTTATGCCGCTCAAGAAATATTAGCCTCCGTAAAGGAAGCATACCTCAAAATTAATTTCTTGAGGGAAGTTCCTGACAGTGAGGTTTCAGGGGCGTTGAATGAAGCTATTCAACTGAATAGCCAAATCAAAAAAGCCATTACTAAAATCAAACGGGTGGCTAATGGGAACATGAATAATGTCCAAGATTCAATGGATGAACTAGTTGACATGCAGGAAAAAGTCTCTAAATATGCCATGAAACTGTCAGGATTATAATTCTGAACGTTTAGAAACGATAAGGAGCAGTATGATGAAAAGACAACGAAATCAAAAAACTCGGCAACGGGTTAAGCAGGCATTATCACGTGGAAAAGACCACTTAGGCACAATTGTGATGTGGTCAATTGAAGGGGTTGAAGTGGAGAGGGCAGAGCTGGAAAGCCTATATGGGCAGTATGGGCTGGGGGCCGACTACCTACCACCTGAGATCAAGCCTGTGGCTGCTTTCAGAAAAGCTATTAAAAAGGCATCTAGTGGAAGCCCAGACCACTTGTTCCGCAGTATATCTAAATCAGGTAATGAAATAATAATAGGTATCGTGCGGGAAGACGTGGATCGTCACCACAAAGATTTAGGTTATGACGTTGAGTGTAAAGTAACTTTACATGCAAAGGACCCTGACAATGCCTATGTGGACGTCACACCACGAACCCACAATCAAGGGAGGGTTGTAGCGGCTGAATTTAGAACGCTAAGAAACAGCTATACGTCACGCGATATCTACAGTATGCTACGGATAAATGTAACTGAGAAAATGTTTGGCATCCCCCTCCGGGATACAGGTGGGGTCTATTTCGTATCGCCAGAATTCAGTAGTGACCTCAAAAAACATAAAGACGTTATTCGGGAGCTGGGGACGTCGGAATTAATTTTGCTGCAAGTGAATAACGACCCTGGTAGCAGGGAGGATATGAGCAAGCAGGCAAAGAAAAGCCTGGAGGCTGAGCTACAGGATATCGCAGAGGAGCTTGAAACGTTCAAAGCAGAGAAAAAAGATGTGTCAGGGTCGATGGTCGAACTACGGTTAGATAGGTTCAAGGAGATTCAGGAAAAAGCGGATATGTACGCAGGGATTCTTGATCTTAAATCGACTGAGATTAAACAGAGTCTTAGAGATGCAAAAAGTATCTTACAAAAGCTATTTGAAGATACCGAGCAGCGGTATGAGGAGCAAGCCATAGAAGAGCTAGAGAATAAAAAACGCTCTGCTAGAAGAGTAGCAAAACGCATTAGGAAAACGGTTTAGGAGTAGAACAATGAACCCCATGGATAAACAATTGGCATACGATGTCACAAGGTGGCAAAGGTTTCTGTACGAGGATGAAAAATTCCACAACAAGAATCTTCAAGATACTGAGCTAGCGGGAATTCAAAACGTAAGTGGTGACTATGGGGTATTTCAAAAAGAGGTATTCGCCCGCCTCTATTCTAACGATGACCTACCTAAAGTAGAGTCCCCCGTTGACTGGGCAGAAAAACTCCATAACCAATTAGATGAATCAAGAGAATTCGCCTCAATCAGCTCCAGATGTAAAGGGGATGAATTGTGGTCAGGGATTGCCTGCTCAACGTTATCAAAATCGTTATCCGCTACAATGCAGGATAGCAACGCCAAAGCAATAGAAAACGCCAAGAGGGACGTTGAGGAAGCACAGAATATTGTGGATGGACTAGAGGAACTAAAAGCACGCGGTGCAAACGTGGGTAGGAGGTTAGAAAAGGCAAATGCGAAGCTAGTTAGGGCGAAAGAAAACTTGAATAGACTGGATAGTAAAATGAACGTTCCAGCTATCCAGAGAGCCATTAGAAAAGCCTGTGACACAATAAATGTAGAGCTGAACGAAACGGAACGATTGATTGACTCTATGGTATATGATTCAAGCGAGGGTAGTAGCGTGGCAGGTAGTAGCGGAAACGTAAAAAGAAAAAGAGAATTGGCCAGTAAACTACAAGCTAACCCAAAGCTGAGGGAGGTTGCAAAACTGGCTGGTAGACTTCGCAGAATAGCGGCCAAAAAACAACGCTCAAAAACAGAAAACACATGCAATGAAATAAGTGATATTCAGCAGGGGGACTCAATTGACAGGTTACTACCAAGTGAGTTAATCGGCTTAGTAGAGCCATTATACGAAATCATGTTCTACCGCAATTTACTTGAAAAGCAATTACTGCAATATGAATTAAAGGGAAAAGAGATTGAAGGAAAAGGACCGATCATTATCTGTATTGATGAATCAGTTTCCATGAGGGGTCAAAGGGACGTGTGGAGTAAAGCGGTAGCGTTAGCACTTTTAGAAATTGCCAGGAAACAAAAAAGAGCATTTTCTACCGTTCACTTTTCCTCCTCAGTAGATAAAATACACGTGGTAGGAGTAAAAGATGAAGTCACCCCTGACACCATTGATAAGATAGTAAATAACTTCGCAGGAGGGGGGACAAGTTACGAAGCACCATTGGGGCAGGTAATGAAAATGGTTCCAAAGAAAAAGGCAGACGTTATTTTTATAACTGATGGGGCTTGTGAGGTGAGTAACGAGTTTCTGGATAGGTGGAACGCTGCAAAGAAGGAATTGGAGTTCAGCTTATATTCAATAGCAATCAGTTGCTTGAACACGGCTACTTTAAACACATTGAGTGATCAAGTATTTAATCTAGACGACATGCTTCAAAGCGAGGAAATGGAAGACTCGCTATTTTCAATTTAACAAATCTGAGGAGACAAAAAATGAAAGCTGACACCGCGCAGGAAATCGCAACCTGGGGTAATAATTATCCACCTAGTGATTTTAAGTGGTGCTATGAGACATTGTTCCGAACAAAAAACGGCAATTGGTTTTTGTGGGGAGAGGGGGGTGCAATGAGCAAGTATAGCCGACCATGTGGAAACGGCACAGCAGGAGGAAGGGAAATAATTCCACTAACTAATAGTGAAGCATTTGATTGGCTAGCTAGTACCGATAACATTGATGTGGCAGAGGAATACTTCCCTGGGGAGATCGAGGACGCCTAGATTTCTAATTGACAGATAAAGAATGTTGCTGGGTAAAACCCCTTTTCGAGAATGATCTTGAAGATGGGTTTTATTTCGGATATACTTAATCTATTGTCCCAAACAGTTCTTGTTGTGTCTAACCAATGCCCCTTGATGGAAATGGTTTCATCAAGGGGTTAGTTTTTTTGTTGAATAACGTAACAGCTTGTTATACACTTTAAACGTCTGGATTCTAAAGTGCTGGATGATTCGCATGTGATGGCCCCTTTACGTCAATTGTGTCGTAAAGGGGCTCCCTCTTTTTATTTGGTTTTATGGGCCCCTTCCTTTAATGACCAGTTTTTGAACGTTCATAATTGATTAAACAGAAGTTGTTCATTTCCTCCACCTCACCTGACTCCACTGCTTTTTTGTATTCATTTACCAAGTAAAACTCGATGGCTTTCGTTAACCAGAGGGCTAGGTCCATACAGAACATGTTGTCAACAAATATCACGTTGTGTTTTTCTACGTAGTACCTGATCTCATCAACTAACAACTGCTCTATCTCACGCATAGCATCAAGCTCTCTCAACATAGAGTTGCTCCTTATCGGTACTAATTTTGTTAATTGGCACTAACTAGAGGCTCTCAGAGGCATTATATCACGATTGGCAGTTGAGATAGGGGAAAGAATCATGTATAACGTGACACCCCCTTAAATCCGCGTAAAAGGGGGCAGGGGTCACAGCCTGCCCCCCAATACATGTCACGCGATACAGGGGAAGAGTAGAGGTTATAATAGTTTGATGTTTAAAAAAGTGAAAATAATGCGGTAAAGAAGCAAGTCCCATTCACATGTTTTTTTGCGATTCTGTGAATGGGACTTAGACAAAAAATGAACTCCTTATATATAAGCACCAAAAAACGATTTGTCACCCCTAAAATTAGACATTTCGTACCTTCTAACCCTGATTTAGATCTCTACATCCCTACAGTTTACGAACATTACAGCAGAATTACGGTAAACGTGCGGGTTAAAAAAAGTTCTCGGTACGGGTTATCAGGATTACTACGCAGTAAATGCAGTAAGAGCTATTCTACAGAATCCAGGATGTTCTTTCCTGTGGGTCAAACGGCCAGGTTACTCGGTATTAGGTACTACATGGGTATTGTGGGGTTAGTAGTACGTCCAATTGATAGCGGGTTTGCATTTGATGCAATGGTGGCACCTGGAAAAGGGGTAAGGGATTTATTAATTGAAAAACTGAATACGTTAATTCCTGATAACCAGGGAATTGAGTCGCAGGATACGTGTGATAAGTTTGAATCCTTTATCTGGATTAACTCATCAGATGTTCCACTAATCAAAAAAGCATTATCTCCTCACCTTGTTTCTGATCGTTCAAAAATAAGAGGTAATCAACCCAATTACAAATTTGTGATCAACTGCAAAATAAATCTTGAGAATGACGTTTGTATACCAGGTAAGCTTGCTGCTTATCATCATGACAGCATGCCTGAGCACATTGACAAACTAGAATTGAAAGTAGGACATAGTGGTGATTTCCAACCGATCAAAAACGTAAAGACTAAGTGCGCAGGATGGATGATTCATTTAGCAGATTCTTTGGGTCTTAAAAAACCTGATATCAAAAAGAAGTATTTCTTATATTCCAAAGAAAGGCACTGGAAAGGGGAACCAATTGATATCCGTTTTGGTAAAAACATGAAACTCGCTTGGTTCAGATTAAAACAGGGACCTGTTTCTGTTCCTGCATTTAATGCATACTGTAAACTATGTCATGAGGATATTGATTTTAACCGTTCAAAATTGGTTTTTAGGGAACTAAATAAACTAGGAATTGCTCACACTGCTAAAAAACGTTTTTTGACTTTCAAAGAGTCTCCTCTTTTCTAATTTTCCATCCTATTTTTCACATGCAGGAATTACATTATACCCTTTATTGATAAGGGTTTTAATGAATATCTAAATCGTATTACAATCTGTTACACATGGGTAATATTTGAGGGGGTAAAAAAAGGGGTGATCGTTACTAAACGTGATCCATATACACGTGTGATCCATATACACGTGTGATCTATAAGGGTAGTACGTAGTACAGGAATTTAAAAACTAAAAGGTGACACGTGTTAACCGATTTCTTTTTTACGAAAGTAATGGAAATTGGTTTAGGGTGTCATGTTTAGAAATTTTAATATCCTGTAACAGAAATCTTTCTTTTCCTTTCTTTTTTTAGAAACCCATGTAGGTTTACTTGATCATTTATTTTCTCCTTGTTTGTTTTCTTTCTTTTCTTTAGGGGGTGGTTTAGAGTTAAGTTTAATTTTAGAAAAGGTGGGAAGTTCATTAGTTATTAAATCTGAACGTTAAGAAACGAGAGAAGAGAAAACAAAACAAAAAGGGGGGGATAATTTATGATATCAACATTATTTAACATAATCTCATCTGTTATCCAGTTTCTTGCTGGATGTTTAATTTGGGTATATGTATGGGGTTCTTCATTTCAGAATATATCTATCTCTCACTTATTCAGGTTCCCTGTAATCGGCTTTTAGCCACTTTTTACGATATTTACCACCTTACATCTATTCACCCCCTTTAAATCGCCTTGTAGTGGCTCACAATTAGCTTCGCCTAACAGTCAGAAGGGGGGGGATATAGGGTTAGACAGAATTTTAGAACCATGGTACAACCTGCAGGAAACGTTATTAGTTAATTCTGAACGTTCAAAAAACACATCTTATCAGCAGTGATAACGAACAGCAGGGATTATGGAAAGAAGAGAGTATTATACGCCCCCTTTAAATCGCCTGTGAGCCCCACAGTCGTCAAATAGCCCTCGTTTACCACAATTCCCGTGGTTATCTACCCCTCAGACCTTTCCCACCTCTTAAATCGCGTTCTCGTAAGCCTAATTAGTCACAACTAACAGCAGATATCTTAAAATACCTGTATAATCTCTATACATTTGTAATACAACTTGACATACAATAGGAAACTATGTAAATACACCCTTGTGAGTAAGGTGGTTGTAAGGCAAGGGAGGGATAAAAAGGTAAATATAGAAAAATGAACGTTAAGAAAGGGGGATGGTATAATTGGATGAATAGTTTAGGCCCAATATGGTTTAAGTTTAGAATCCACGGGAAGAAAACAATACTCTTAATCCCAGAAGCGAAGTCACCTATTAAACTTGAGACTATTAGACAGCATTTTAATGTCACATCAAGCGATGATGTTGTCGTTACTGCCTATGTTAATATGGGACGTGGGAAAGGCCAACCCGCCTTGTACTTAAAACTTGTTCAAAAAGGATTTTATTTAACTACGATGCAAGCCGAGGGGTTAAGAGACGAGGGTATATCAACCTCACCAGGTGGTGTAATACAACTTACTTTGCAGGGGGTATTTAGGAATAAAGCATCAAGTGAGACCCATATGTTTAGTGTGTTGAAAGATCTGTATTGGCAGGCAAAGATATTGAAGCAAGGTGTTGAAGGTAAAGTTATTCGGGACAAGCGAGAGGGCCCAACGTATTAGAAATGGAAAACTGAACGTTAAGAAAAATAAGAAGGCAGAAAATGACGGTAAGAGTAGCGCGGGAATCTAATCCTGTTCGTTGGAAATATGGAGTTATTATAGAGAAAAGAGGGGATGTGAAAATGTACTGCGCGTTTGATCGCCCTGGGGGTGAACGTGCACCCCACGATGTTCCTTCGGAAAGGCGGTTTAGTACTTTAGAAGAAGTAAAGCAATTTATTGAAACCTATGAGCGTAAGGAAGGGTATGCTAAAGAGTAGGAAAACTGAACGTTTAAAAATAGGAAAAGAGTTATGGTCATTCAGAGTCATTTCGATTTGACAGAAGAGCAAAACGAGATGCTAGAATTTATTATTCATTTTTTTACTGAATATTCATGCAGTCCAACCGTGACTGAGATAGGTAAACACTTTTCACTTTCAAATCAAAACGTGAATGAGAGGTTAGCGGTATTGATTAGAAAGAAGTATCTTAGGCGCTGTAAGGGGAGAAATTATCTTGCAAGAATATTAAAAAATGAACGTTAAGAAATAGATGGGATAAATTAAATGGGAAAAAGATTTAGAAGTCAGAGGGCTATAGAAAAAGCAGTTGATGAGTCATTGGAACCAGGGGGTAACTGGGTTTCGGTTAAATTACTTCGTGAGAAATTAGGTTTTGATGAGATTGACGAAGACGAAGACGAGGAGGAGGAAGACGAGGAGGAAATGGAACCAGGACTAAAAAGGGATACACTTGGTTTGTTATTGAGTAACGTTACTCGAATAGCGGATGCTATGGAGGTTATGAGTAAATATTATCATCGATTAAAGCCGCCTAAGAAATAGAGGACGCCCGGCGAGCGGTTTCAGAGGCGGTTGAGCAGATATTTACTAAAAACATTAAGCCTCTAGCGCCACCAGAAAAATGAACGTTAAGAAATAAAGGAGATTTGTAATGGTAATTCGACCTGAGGAGTTAATGGAAACCTACGACATCAGGGGGTTTGAAGAAAAGATTGACAACACATTAATAGAAAAGTGGGGAAAGGGGGAATTACTGGCTGTACGATTTGATTACAATGTGCCCCTAGCAATTCTGGAGCGGGTTGCGAACAGCTACAGAAAAGTAAAATGGGACGTTGTATGTCAGAGCCATCAATCGATGGGACCCCATGACCCCCTGGACTATAAAGAAATGATTTTTAGTTTACGGGAGAATAAACCCGCAACATGAGGCAAAGCCTCGGCCTCGTGGTTCATAATTGGTTGTGACTATTTAAACATGCCTAAACTATTGACACAGCCAAATACTTCTGGTAGTTTACATTCGTATATCACTCAGCAAAAAATAGGAATGAGAGTGGCAATCATGTTCAAAAGGGACGTGTTTAAGCAAATACTATTACAAAATGACCTATCACAGGTTGAGTTCTGCAATAGGGCGGGGGTTAGTCTATCAACACTTAAACGGGTGTTAGCAAATCAGCCTGTAACCAGCCTTTATTTTCAGAGGATCGTGAACGCATATAGACGATTGGATAGATATGGGATGGAAGCAATGACAATAAAAAAGTGAACGTTCAAAAAACAGGAGAGACATAAAATGAACACTACACCAAGAGACGTGATTAGTGAAATGGTATTTGGGAGTGAGACGAGAGCAGGTGGGTTGAAAATGGTCCCTAGCGATTTATTACCGCCTGGTTTAATATGCTTACAGGGGGCTTATGGTCAGCTTGTTTTTGCTCATGTGGGTATAGGGATCTTGAAGTGCAAGTATTGCCATGAATGTACGTTTAGGTTTTACGCAGATTCCAATGGGGGGACGTTGCGTTTGATTTGTGAGTCATGCGGTAAAGATTTCATTAATCGTGAATATAAATATTGAACGTTCATAAATGAAACTACAGGAGGTGTGATTACCATGCAGTTACCGCAAGATTTTGATAGTCAGCAAAAAACCCCTACTCAATTACCCCCTCAAGAATTAACGTACAAGAATTCTAGTCCTATCATTATTAGTGGGTTATGGGTTAGATCAAATGAGAATAACGATGGTTTAGAGATATTAGTGGAGGTCCCCAGAGTGTCTGGAAGTAGGAGGTGGAAACTGTGTTGGTCAGGACGTTTCAATGAAGCTATTGTATCACAGATAATTGAACCGCTAGGCATTAGAAATTCACCAGAGGATGATGAGAAGGGACAAAAGTGTAAAACTAGTAGTAGGAGGTGAACCGCAATGAAGGTAAAGCAGAAAAAAACAAAGCCATGCACGTTTTGCAAAAGTCCAGATAACTTTATTAATTTTAAAGCTGATTATACTAAATACTGGGTTCAATGCAAAAAATGCATTGCCCATGGCAGTTGGTGCTCTACAGCAAAAGAAGCAATCGATGCTTGGAATGGGGCGCAGCAGGTTGACCAAAAGATTTTAAAGGATATGGCACGGATTGCCGAAGATGTTAGCAACATCCCCAGAGGGTGAGGAGAAGCAATGATTGGAATTGAAATTATAAAGCCACACGTAAAGCTAATTACTCCTGAAGAATGGTTTGAAAAGATACCTTGGTTGATTGAGTATTGCGGGAGGTTGAGCCATAAGTCAGAAGACAGAATGAAAGATGGTAGCAGTGATAAGTTTATTAGGAAAGTGGCTGGAAAACTTGGGCATGAAAGTATTATTGAGCATATGGGAATAACGTATCATGTTTATTGCGATAGAACATGTAGCCATCAATTAGTCAGGCACCGAGTAGCCGCTTCTTATACGCAGGAGTCACAAAGGTATTGTGATTATTGTAAGGGGGAGGATTATTACCTGCCGGTTATATTGCCGCCGACGATTGGTGATATACCACACGGCACAATTTTAAATCAAGAGTGTATTAGGTTTAATACTAGCACGTACACAAAAGACAACCCAGCTTTGCGGGCATGGACAAAGAACTGTCTCTACAGTTATGAGGACTATCGATTTTTACGTGATAAGGGGATACCCCCAGAGGATGCACGGTCAGTTTTACCTGGGGCCACAAAAACAGAGGTCGCCGTGACGTACAATTTAAGAATGTGGCGTCATGTTTTTAAAATGAGAGCATTGAATCCAAAGGCACAGTGGCAAGTTAGAGGCGTTTTTAAAATGCTCTTAGCAGACTTATCAAAACGTCTACCGATGTTTTTTGATGACTTGGTTATGGAAGAATGAAACTTGTTGAAGATTTAAATAGAATGCTTAAAGAAAAGTATGTAGAGGTTCAATCAGATTTATTTATGGAGTCCGGTGCAAATGCGAGTGGACTGGAATCAGAGCTGCAAGATAAACTCAAAAAAATGCAGCAAATGATAAAAGATTCACCAAGGAAAATGATGGAAAAAATACTCACTATAAACGACTGTGACACAGACCTGCTTCAGTGCTTAATTCTAACAGACAACGTAGAGCAGTTTGTCGAAACCCATCGCACCGAGCTGGCTCTGCTTTTGGCACAACTAGTACTTTTAAAATACGGTAAGCCAAAAAAGCCAAAAGAAGTCAGTCAATGGGATGAGGCATTGGACTCTAAGATAGGAGCGAATATGATAACGAAACAAAACGTGATAGATTTGTTTTTGACATTTGAAACACAAAGTGCGAATCACTTTGAAGCACAGCTCTATCGTTTAATTGCAAAAGCAGACACAAATAACAGGGCACGGTTGCTACTGGGGTTTTTGAATCAAGTGCAGACTTATCTTGCTTGGTACGAGACGCCAAGTCCTAAAGAATTCTATGATGTGTATTTGACCGAGCAGGAACAGCGGGACTTGAAAAATGGAAAAGTGGTTGTGCCATGATTTTTGAACGTTTAAAATTCCGTAGTTTATCATCCTTCTTTAGAACTAATGTGGTTGATTTATAAGTAATAGGGGTTAATGTTGTTAGTTTAGCCTACTATTAGTTAGTTAACACTATGTTTTCTAAATTGAAAAAAAGTAGGAAAAAATAGTTGATCCTTTTCGAGAGTCCATGTTAACTAGTTAATCGGAAGTTTGAAAAGCACGTTGAAGCACGCGACTCAATTTTCCATGAAAATTTAATAGAATCGCACCTTATGGTGACGTACCTTCATCCAACCTACTCTGTCTCCTCAGGTCGGAGTGGATTTATTCAACGTGCATGGCTGGGGGTACGTTGCCACCATTTTTTGGGTAAATGTGGAAGCGACGGCTAAAGATAAGGTTTGTGATTGTGACGACGAACACGATGCGACCTTTAAAAAATAATCCAGATTGCGAACGATGCGATCTCTGGAAAACCTCGAAAACAGTTTGCTGTCCGGCCAATGGGAAGAACTCACATATTATGCTTGTGGGGGAAGCCTTAGGGGCACAAGAGGAGATCTACGGTCGCCCGTTTGTTGGTGACGCGGGTAGGAAATTAAACTACGTTTTACATCGTGCGCGAGTAAATAGAAAATCCCTCGTTATAACGAATACCGTGCGGTGTCGCCCACCGAAAAACAGAAAGCCGAGCAAAAAGGAAATGGATGCGTGTTGGCCTTATTTGCTCCACGATATTCTGAAATACAAGCCAACAGTAATTGTGGCATTAGGGGCAACGGCCTCTCATGTTCTTATGTCTGCTGGCGAAACGAAGGCGGGTAAGCTATTACTCGCAAAACAAGCGGGTAGCTGGCGAGGGTACCCCCAGGAAAAAACGTTTACGTATACAGGAAAGAAAAAGACATTCACGCATAACTGCCAGGTGATATCAACTCACCACCCCTCAGCGGCTTTAAGAAATTGGGCGCTAGATGACCTACTGGTGTTTGATTTTGTTACAGCTAAAAAATTAGCTGGGGGTGAATGTCGATTCAAGGATCCCGATACGAAAGTGAACGCTGTAAAAACGTTGACAGAGGTTCAAGCGTTATTTAAACGTTTGAGTAGAGTTAACAGATTTGTGGTGGATTTAGAAACCACGGGCCTTGATCCCCACAAATCAGAAATCATGTGCATAGGGTTTTGTTGCCAGGCAGGTGAAGCACATGTTTTACCCTTGCGGGTAAAGGGTAATAAGACCTATTGGTCACCCACAGAACAAAGATATATAAAGAAACATATAACCACGATATTTGAACGCTCAGAAATAATCGGACAGAATATAAAATTCGATATCAAGCATCTTAGAAAATGGTTAGGCATAGTTGATTACAACATTGCTTTTGATACCATGATTGCCCACAGTTTAATCGACGAAAACAAACCTCACAATCTCACTTTCCTGTGTCAATGGTTTTTGAACTGGGAAAAGTACGACGCCGTAATGGATGACTACAAGTCCAGTGAGGGTAGAAAAGACGTCTTTAAAACGTGGGAGGTTCCAGATCAATCGCTTTGGCAGTATTGTGGAATGGATGTAGATGCAACATACAGGTTAACTAAAATATTCACGAAAGAATTGAACGCTCAGAAATTAGTGAAAGCGTTTAAAAACGAAATGGGTTTGATATTACCTCTAGCCGATATGGAATACAGAGGAATTCAGATCGACACAAAAAAAACAAACGAATTAATAAAGAAGTACACAAAAGAAGTTGTTAAAATTCAGAAACGACTAACAAAGACAGCTTCACGATATTTAAAACCAGCTATACTAGAAGGTGAAGACGCCGACGAAATAGAATTCAACGCAAATAGCCCAAAACAGGTTGCAGTACTTCTAAAAGCTTGTGGGGCTGACCTAAGACGGCTAACGCCAACGGGGCAGCCTTCTACAAACAGCATTGTAATCGATAAACTAGCACTAAAGAAAAGCGCACCCGGTAGAATAGCAACCCAATTAAAAACTTTACGACTATATGCCAACAAATACCTAGGGACGTATTTACATGGTAGGGATGGGACAAAGGGCTTTTTACAGTTTTTAGGATCACATGATCGTGTGCATCCTAATTATAATATTGGGCTTGCTCGCACGGGCAGGCTATCCGCTGATGACCCTGCTATTCAAACGTTACCACGTGATGGTGGTATGCGCGAAATGGTAATACCCGATAACCCAAAAAACCAAAAACTGATAGCCGTCGATTATAGCAAAATTGAACTTTGTGTATTAGCATATCTTGCAAATGATAAGGTCATGTGCCATGAGCTTAAAAGTGGTGTGGACCTCCACACCAGGATGGCTGTAACGGTTAGGTTGAATAGGAACCCAACAGATAAAGAGTTTGAAAAGATAGCACCTGATATAAGCAAGAACGAACGAACCCTGGCTAAATGTTTTCATCCCGACACTGAAGTATTAACAAAAATTGGGTGGAAAAGGATACTCGATCTAAATGAGGGCGAGGAGATAATCCAAGCCATGCCTTTAGCAGATGGTAAGGTTAACCTTGAATGGTGCGTACCCACAGAGGTATTTACCCAGCCGTCTAAAGGTAAATTGATACACTTAAAAAATGAAGGTGTTGATTTAAGAGTAACTGAAGATCACAGAATGCTAGGGTGGGGTGAAAGTAATTGGTGTGTCAGGACACCGCATGAATTCAATTATTTTAGAAAATGGGCAAATGCTGGTTCTTTGATTCAGAGAAGGCCAACCAAGTACGATATAAATTTTTTACGTCTATGTGTAGCAGTACAAGCAGACGGAAGTTATAAATGTAAACAAATAATTTTTGGATTTACGAAAAAAAGAAAAATACATCGAATGAGGGAATTACTGCGATTAGTGGGGAGTGTTGGGAGCAAAGACTATGTAGAGAGTATCCAAGGAAAAAAACGGTGGGTGATAACATATACGTTAAAGGGAAATTTGTCATACAGAATCAGGAGGGTATTAGGCGAAACTAAGTCTTTTCCTTGGAGTTGGTTGCAATTACCTCCTATGCATAGAGAAGCAATTTTGGATGAAGCTAGGCACTGGGATTCCCGTAGAGCAGAAAACTGGACACAGTATACTTATGTTAATATTGATTTACAGTCAGCCAATGTGCTTCAGGCTATCGCGGCTGTTACGGGTAGAAAAACAAGAATGCATATCACGGTTAAAGATAACCCAAAACACAATGACGTTTACGAAGTATCAATAAAAGATCATAGTACTTCAAGAGGGGACCATGTAGAGACAACATACGTTTCTTATAACGGTAAGGTTGCGTGTTTATCTGTTCCTTCGTCTTTTGTGTTAGTAAGAGACGGTGGGGTACCTGTAATCTGCGGACAGTCTGTAAACTTCGGTGTGATTTATGGTGTAGGTGCAAAGTCTATTGCAGACGCCAAGGCCGATGCATTCCCCTCGAATATGCCAATCGTTCAAAGAATCGAAAAAGTAAAACAAATAATCAAAACGTATTTTAAAAAGTATGAAGGTGTTGCGAGATACCGAGAAATGCTAATTGCAACGTGGGAAGCTGAAGGTGTACTTAGAGCGCAATTGTTTAAGCGCAAGCGCCGCCTCACTGGGATTGATTGGTTTAACAGCAAGTGGGGCGAGGAAGCTGAACACGTTAATGTTGATTATGCACATACGAAAAACGAAGCACTAAACTTTGAAGTGCAGTCAACTGCTAGTGCTATCTTAACGCAAGCCACGCGGCAATGTTACGAGGGAATGAAAACAGCAGGTATTCCAGAATTCAGAATGCTACTGAGTTTACATGATGCACTTATATTTAGTTGTCACAAAGGCTATATAGACCAAGCAATAGAAAAAATAAAACAGTGGATGGAGATAACGTTACCTAAGAAACCGAATTACAAATATAGCATGCCATTAAAGGTAGATGCCTTGGTTCAGGACTACTGGGGCCAAGGCGAGTATGATTAATTTAGGAGAAGTAAAGTTGGAAGAAGAAAATGTAAATGTAGAAGAAAGCTTATTGGCAGAACTAGAAATAAGTTCTGACCTTGGTTACGAATTCACACGCCAAGCGCCATTTTATGCCCATTGGGCGTTTCTTCACGCAAAGGCTGAAGACAGGGTGAGGAAGGCCGAGGAGAGGACAGATATAGCTTTTGCTCAATTATATCGAGCGTACAGACAGAAAGTACCTGACGCCAAAGAAAATGATTGCAAATCATATATCAGAACCCACGTAGACCATAAAAAACGCATAAAAGAACTAAATAGAGCAAAGTATAATCGAGACATGTTAAAGGCTGCCGTGCGTGCCTTTGATATGCGGCACTCAATGCTAATCCAGCTCGGGTTAGATCGCCGCAGAGAAATGGATGAGATTAAGCAGACGGAAAATATAACTACCAAAAAAGCAAAACGTGCAAGCAAAATAGTAAGACGAACTTATGATAGTGAGAGGGGAGTAAAATAAAAAATGGCAAAGAAAAAGAAAAGCAAAAAGAAATGGTACTCTGGCAGAAAACTAGATAAAGAGAGCGCAAAGAAAAAGCAGCAAGAGGTGCATGAAAGAAACGCGGGAGCATTCCACGAATTAAAAAGCGGGTATAATAAAAAGTACGAGCCAAACCATTATTTCATATTGCCACCTTGGCGAGACCTAGATGGTGACCAGCCCTTAGATATTTGGAAAGAAGTCTGGAAGCATAAATATCTGACATGTCCTCGGTTAATGGCGAATAAGCCGTGTAAAATTTGTGATGCATTAAAAACTCGAAAAAAGGACGCTACGTTTGTAAATGAATGGAAGCCGAGACCTACGGGTTATGTCAACGCGATTCGAAAAAAGGACATAAAGAAAGCAAGTGTTGACTCGGTTAAAGTTTTGAGGTTTCCGAGTCGGTTATTTGATCAATTAATTGACTACGTGAATGAGGAAGACAGGGACCCATCAGATCCTGATAGGGCGTATCCCGTGTGCATTAGAAAAACAGGCTTTGGGCAGAAAACACGATATAGAGATCTTACGTGGGGTGATCCGATGGATATTAGCGAGTACCTCACCGATGAAATATTTGATGCTATGTACGATTTAGATAACGCCTCATTTGTTCAGCCCGCTAGTAAAAAACAATTACTTGAAGCACTGGGAAATAAACCCGCGGATGAGGATGAGGATGAAGAGTATATGGATGAGGACGAGGAGAGTGAAAGTGACGAGGACGAGGACGAGGAGGAGCTTAAAGAGCCTGGTGATGAAGACGAGGACGAGGACGAGGATGAAGAAGAGGAAGACGAGGACGATCTAAGTGAGTTCGACGAGGACGACGAGGACGAGGAGGAGGAAGAGCCACCACCAACTAAAAAACGTAAAACTAAACGTTCAAAAAGCAAGAAGTAAATATGCGTTTATTAGTTGACATAAGCGGTATAGCCTATGCTTCGGGCTACAAGTTAGATTTATCTGATAGTAAGGGTAGAGCAACGGGAGCAATCTACGGTTCACTTAAAACACTTAGAAAACTTGTTACAGATATCCGGCCTAGAGAATTGATAATTTGTTATGATGGCGGAGGCAACCCTCGACGGATAAGCCTTTTACCCACATATAAAGTGACTAGAAAAAGCGACCCCAAACAAACCATAATGCGCGAGGAGGTGAAACGACAATTGCCAATCCTCCGGGGGTTGCTTAGCCATCTACCTATTGTTCAGATTTACCAGCCGGGTTTAGAAGCTGATGATGTGATTGAGGTTATTGCTACGTTTTGCAAGCATGAAAATGTGGGTATCGTGACACGCGATCATGATCTTTATCAATTGATAACCGATAATCATGTGATCATTAATCCAAACACATGTAGGGAGGTAGAACTAACAGAATCAGCAAAGTTCTACCTGTGGCAAAAGGTAATTTGTGGTGACTCATCAGACAACATCCCAGGGGTGCCTGGAATCGGCCCTGTGCGGTCTGAAAAACTTCTAAAGGAACATGGTACCCTCAAAAATATCATACGTCACGTAAGGGCTGAGGACTCCATTAGTAGTCTGAACTACCAAGAGTTTTTGAAACTAGTGAAACGGAATCTAAAATTGATCAAACTAGGTGAGCTAGTGAAGGATTCACAACGTTCAGAAATCCTCAATTACTATAAACGAGCTAGGCTGAACTTAAAAATAGACAGAGAATTATTCTTACGTGATGCAAGGGATCTTGAGTTCGAGAGTATCTATAGTCGTGTTAAGAATTACTTGTATCCATTTAAGGCATTAGAGAGACAATCTAAGCATGTGCAGCACAAAACGAGTGAGAAACATTTGGTACGTAAAGAAGATACGGAATGTCGCCACCATGCCCGAAAAATCAGAAACCCCATCCCAGCCAGTGCAAAACGAGTTATACGACCATGGGACAAAGAAGGCGCCGCAACCTACGTTAAGCGTATACGAAAAATTGCGCTTGATGGCCTGGATTCAGCAGGCCGACAATCAAACGTTAACCGAGCTGTACAGTCAGATAATGGCAAAGCACGGCTTGTCCGAGTTGGGTTGCGTAATTCGGGAGTACCTAAAAATACGGAGTTTCGGAAAAGGGCGTCAATGCGACGAAACAACGCCTTGTCCATTTTGCAAGATTTACAAACAGGAAGTGGGTTAGTGTGGCTGCAAATGCAGAAGGGCGATGTAATCCAGTTTGTGGATGATTTAGTTGAAGCAATGAAGGTTGAAGAGTTTACGATGCCTCGCCGGTATCTTGAAAAACTTGAAGCAATTTATCAGGACTATTCGAATGAGGCACCGGAATGGATGTAAACACAATTGGAGGGTTTGATTATTATGAAAAGTGCGAAAAACGAATCCCAGCAGGTGACACATGATGAAGTAGGATTGTGTCCAAGAAAACATAAACACGCGGACAGTTTGATCCGGGCTTTGACAAACGTGAATGTTCAGTTAGAGGAGTTATGTGTTGGGTGTGCATATGAAATGGGATACAAAATGGGTTATGATGCTGCATTCGGAACGTTCGAAAAGCGAATTGAGAATCTAATCTTTCGGTGGGACCTAGCGCCGGAAACAGCAGGCAAACCTAATAATGAAAAAGAAGAAAGTAGTACGAAAACCATACGTATCTATCGACAGCATAGCTGAGGCAGTAGCATCAGTTCTGGGAAGCGAGGACGTTTACAAAGCGCATAATTCAGACCAAGGTACCCCAAAAATGTTCATCCCGTCTGGGGTGCCTGATTTAGATTTTGTGTTGGATAGAAAAGGTAGGGGATGGCCCACGGGTAGGGTTGTAGAAATATATGGAGGAGAGGCAACCTGTAAAAGCGGAATAGGCTACGCTCTGATTGCAGAGGCTCAAAAACTAGGGGGGAATGCGCTTTTGTATCCTGCTGAGGGAAATTATGATGAATGGTTAGCCGAACAGTATGGGGTTGATTTTGAACGTTTGGTATTAGGGGACAATGAGACGATAGAAAAAATATTTGGCTCATTTAGTAAGGCAATGCGGAAAAGCAGTGACAACATTTTGATTGGAATGATTGATTCGATAGCGGGAAGTAGTACTCAGGCAGAGCTTGATGAATTTGAGGAAACAGGGATTATAAAACGGGATAGGTCAGCACAGATAAGAGCATTACAGTTAAGTAACGCGTTACGAAAAATAGGTGCATCGATTCCACGAACTAACTCTATACTATTTTGTGTCAATCAAATACGAGAGAACCCGGATGCCATGTTGTTTCAAAAAAAAACTAAACCACCTGGAGGCCGAGCATTAAAATTTTACGCCTCAATACGTTTGGAGTTGGAGGCAATAAAAAAAGTAAAACGGACAGTGAAGGGTAAGCAAGTTGTGGCTGGGTTTGATTTACGAATCACGGCAGTCAAAAACAGACTAGCAAGGCCATACCAGGAAGCTGAAATCTATCTCGACTATGAAAAGGGGCTACTACCCAAACGCAAGCCTAAAAAAAAGAAAGTAGGGAGAAAGAAAACGTAAAATGTTTGATGCTGAAGTTGATTTAACTGCATTTGAACAAAAGTTATGTATGCACATACTTGATTATAATTACAATCAATACGTTTGGTCGGGCGACCTGTGCTTAAAACTGAAAAAGAAGATATCATATGTTTCAACTCGCATGAGGGGGTTGGTTAGAAAAGGGGTGCTGGTTGAGCATCACAGAGTGCCTGACTATTTTAAGTTTACGCCATTCGGTCGAGAGTTGGCAAAAGACCATGTGTTCCGGTTGGCAGACTTAAAATGATTGGCGTGCTAGGTGATCTTCATCTCGGTAGATCAATATACAATTATGATGTGACCCCTTATATTAGGGAATCAATGTACAGATTCTTTGATTTGTGTAGGGGTTGCAACGTTGACTTTGCTGTTCAATTGGGTGACGTCTTTGATCACTCAACACCTAGTGAGGCACACCGAAAGCAAGTGGTGCAATGGTTCAATGAATTCGAACGTTCAGAAATACCACTTTATGTTTTAGTAGGGAATCATGACGCTACGAATGATAGTGCAACAGGATCGGCATTAGCGGCTTTTAGGGTGTCACGATGGAGATATGTAACAGTGGTTGATAGGCCCTTGACAGTAAGGACACGGGGCGATCATGTCGTAACGGTTTTACCCTTTCCGTCACCCGGATTATACAGAAGTATCCACAGTTATTTGAAGGACGTTTGGCAGGCGTTTTATAACCATCCCTTTATTACGCCAAAATGCCAATATGTGTTTTCTCATTTGATGGTAGAGGGGGCTGCTTATGGGAGTCAGGATTTTGTTTACCGAGGTGGGGATTATTCAATACCAGATTATGTTACGAGATCCAGATCAATGAATACGAAAGTTATTTGCGGCCATATTCACAAGGGGCAGACGGTTAATAAACGTGTGCATGTTGTGGGGTCTGCTAACCGTCTTAGGTTCGACGAGCAACGGGATAAAAAACACATCTTATTGATAGATGGTGGCAAGTTAAAACGAGTGATGCAACCGTCTTTGCAGTTAGTAGAGGTCAAGTTAGATGTTAGCAATAATAAAGAACTGAGGGATACGAGCAGTGTTATAGCGTATTTAAAAAAACGTTCGTTTGATGACTGTATTGTTAAAGTCACATCGGTTGTGGACACCATATCTAGTGTTGATTGGTCAGCTATTGAAGACACGATTTATAGTAAGCGAGCTAGATGGGTTCATTTGATGGCACCGGATATTAGGCAGCCAAAAATAGGTGCAGCAAAAAGAATACGACAACAGAGCGACACCCTAGCAATTGCAAAGCAGTTTATAAAGCATAACGTCAATGGAAAAAGTGAAAAACAATTAGCCTATAAGCTTTTTAAAAAGCTCTACACAAAGGCAATATACAATGATCCTTAAAAGCCTTTCACTACAAAATTTCTTAGGATATAGAGCCAAGACAGAGTTAGATTTCAGAGATAAAAAAACGGTGGGGATAGTAGGAGCAAACGAAAGTGGAAAATCCTCACTGCTCCAAGCAATTCGCTATGCTCTTTACGGTAGGTCACAGGCAGAGAGGGAGGCACAGTTATTTAATGGAAATGCAGACGGGCCGTTGTTAGTAGAGGCGAGTTTTTTGTTTGACTCGCGATTAGAGATTACTAGAGGGAGGACAAAAAAGGGAGAGCCTATTTTAAAAGTGGCTGGCATTAGTGGGTCACCTCAGCAATTACAGGAAGCAATAAATGAACGGTTAAAATTGAGCCACGAGGATTTTATAGCGCTGTCCTATTTCGTACAGAAAGACATTGATCAATTCATGTCAGAGAATAAACGTCCTTATTTCCAACGTTGGACATCTACTTTAAAAGTTTGGGAGTCCGTACATGTTGAAGCGAAATCCAGAGTGAGTGAGCTTGAATCGAAACGTGAAAAGTTATTCACTGCGCTTAAGCACTTTGAAAGTGAGGCTTTGACGGTAGACTTATTAGTCTGTGAGGAAAAGGAAACGTTATTTGTTATTAAGAAGTGGAATAAACGAATAGCTGAATTGAAAAAAGAGATTCGAAAACTTGAGAGAGCATGGAAGAAACAAGCAGAGAGTAAACGGCTTAATTCAGACCTAGTGACAAACAAGAGAGCGTTAGTTGAGACTAACAAGCAAATGGGAGACTACCGAGATGCCGTAAAGGAAGTGGAGCGAGAAAAGGGGCAAGCTGAAAAGGGGATATGTCCTATCTTGCATGTTCGGTGCGGAAAGCTCAAGGATCATGAGTTATCGAGTTTAGAAAAGAGATTACAGCACGCGTTGAAACGAGCGGCTACTCATCAAGAGAAAACCGAACGTTTAAAAATAGCAATTACTAATATCGAGAAAGCTCTAGCGAGTTACAAAAAAGATATTCGGAATGATGAACATTTGATGGCATCAAAAAGAAAGTTAGAATCATACGAGAGAAATGTTAGCCATCTACTTGTAAAACTTGGGAAAATACGCGCTAGTAGGGAAAGCGCCCAACGAGCAAAAAAACAAGTGGAGGTGCTGACTGCTGCGGTTAAAACGTTGGATGTTGAGATATCAACGGCTAGATTCGTTTCGTATATGTGCGGAAACTCTGGGGTTCCTAGCGTATTGATAGAAAATGAATTGCAATTAGTAGAAAGCAAATGCAATTGGGTGCTCCATCGGTTAGACTCGTCCAAACGTATTGTATTTAGGAGTTACAAGACTCTTGGGGGATTTGAGAAAATCTGTCCCAAATGCGGAAGCGTATCTTGGATGAAGGGGGTGTGTTTGACATGCGGATTGAAAAGGCCACATAAAGTGAAATACGAACCTACTGTGATAGTTAGGGATCAATATGGGGAACGGCCATTTTGTTTGGAAAGTGGGGGGGCGCAGACATTACAATCTTTTGCCGTGCGGTTAGCCTGTGCATTGTTTGTTGGCTCTATGCGTGGGGTACAATTAGATATGATCATGCTAGACGAGGTCTTTGCCCATTTGGATGCAGAGAATAGACAACGTCTATTAACTTTGATTGTCAGTAAATTATCGTCGGAGTTTAACTTAAGACAGCAACTCATTGTGAGTCATCATAATGACGTAATTCATGCGGTAGAGAACATTGTGGAAGTCAGAAAAGAGAAAAGTGGTTCAATCGCCCGTTGGCTATAATTCAAGTTAATAAGGAGAGGAAACGAAGTGAAAGCCGTCAAAGTTAATGAGGAAGTCACCAATAATTTGTACTGCTCAAATGAAGTTATAGAGCTAGATCCAAAGCTGATTAAAATAGGGTGGCGGGCAAGGAAAGACTATGGGGACGTTAGTGGTCTTGCGGTATCAATCGCAACTGTTGGACAACTGCAACCCGTGGTCGTGAAACAAAATAAAAAGGGGCAGTATGTCATAATTGCCGGGCTCCGCCGAACCAGGGCTTGTAGAAGGCTAAAGATAAACGTCAAAGCTGTAGTTGTGTCACCTGAGAATGAGTGGCACATGCTATCTATGCAGTTAGCGGAAAACGTGAAGCGAAAGGACTTTGATAAGCTTGAAGTGGGAGAGGGGCTGCAGCGGTTAAAAATTGTTTATGAGAAGGCTAATCCAGAGGCCAAGGTTGGCAAAAGTGGAGGGCCGCATAAAATTACTAAGGACGCGGTGGCTGCAAAGTTTGTGACGGGGGCAGCCGAGGCGTTGAATATTTCTGAACGCTCTGTTTATGAATTATTGAAAATTGCGGATTTGCCCGAGGAGGATAAAGAGGAAATAGATTCAGCTAAAACAACCCGCGAGAGAAATATTAACGCTAGAAAAGCATTAGGTAAGGTTCGCAAAATTGAGAAGGAAAAGCGTTTAAAAAGGCTAGCCGCTAAGAAAAAAGAAGAGGCAAAAAAGCAGCGAGCAAAGAAGGAATCAGCAGAAAAGGAAACCACACCACAGGATGAGGAACCGGAAGTTGATGAGGTAGAGGAAAATGAAGATACGCGTGAGTCCATCGTTATTAATATCCACGCTGGTGATTGTATGCATATAATGGGCGACTATGAACCCATTATGGATTTAGTATTTACTGATCCTCCATACGGTCGGCGACGGTCAACAATACAGCGGAATGAGAGTGTATCGATTAATGAGACGATTAGTTGGGACGTTTTAGATCTTGGGTGGGTTGAGCTTGCAGCACAAACATTAAATGAGGGAGGCAGTCTGATTTCGTTTTGCCCGCTTGAGGCTATTGGTGATTATGAACGCGCCATAGTAAAAGCCGGTCTTGAATATAAGACGGCTATCGTCTGGCATAAAACGAACCCTGGCACGGCCTACAGAAATACGTATCTTTCATCCTGTGAAGCCCTGGTGTGGGCTGTTAAAGGAAAAGAGTACTATTTAGATCTGCCCGATGACGATAAGCAAAATTATGTCACTGGTCCAATATGTTGTGGCGAAGAGCGGTTAGATCACGCGACACAGAAACCTTTGTGGTTAATTCAGTATATATTAGAGAGACACGGATTTGAGGGTTGCAATGTGCTTGACCCCTTTTGTGGGGTTGGTACAACTTTAGTTGGATGTAAAAAATTGGGGATGAATGGATATGGAATAGAGATGGAAGAAGCATATATTGAAAAAGCCAAACTAAGGATAGATGCGATTTAAATGCAGTACACCAAACGAATTCGAAAAGCGATTGCTAAAGAACGTGTAAACGTAATATTGGGTCTAGATCCGTCATTGGTGGGATTTGGAGTATCAGTTTTTATAGATGGTGCATTAACACAATATAAGAGCTGGACAGATAAAAAGGGCTTGCAAAAAAAGAATCGCCATAGCCTGTGTTATATGAAGTTGCCTAGGGTAACAGAGAGTAACCGCGCCAATAGGGCGAGCATATTATTAGACTGGATAAAAGGGTATGTCGATGATTACTTGTATACAGAAATCGACGGTAAGCCAGTTAATTTATACGCAGCGATGGAGGGTTACGCATTTAATGTGCAGTCAAGAGGCGCTAGCGATATTCACGAATTATGCGGACTGATAAAGCATTTGTTGTTTACTCACGAGGTACCATTAAGAATCTATGATCCGCTATCCGTGAAGCTCGCATGGGCGGGAACGGGAACGGCCACTAAAGAGGATATGGTTGATGTGGCAGAGCGGCAATTTGAAATAGACCTAGAACGAGAGGAGGCAGCCGCCGAGAATATAGCCGATGCTATTTTAATTGGTGCTCTATTGCAGGTTGAGTTAGAGGTCAGGGCAGGTGTAAGATTATTGAAGGATTTGGATGAGAGTTTTAGGCGCGTGCTATTGCGGGTTACTAAAACGCAACCTGAGGCTTTAATATCTAGGAATATGTTACACGCAACATGTATTGAGACTAATGAATTGATAATGAGTAAGTGAGCAATAATGGATCATAATATACCAGTTAATAGCAGTGAGGCACCAGAAAGAATCCGATGGATTTTAGAAATTGTGATTAAGGAGTTAGTTGATCAACCAGATAAGGTAAATGTAAATCAAGTCGTATCGCAGGGGGGTAACACCTTGGTATTCACGATCCAAACGGCTATGGGTGAGGCCGGGAAAGTAATTGGAAGGCAGGGAAGGTGTGTACAAGCGCTTAGGTTGATAGTTGAGTCAATGGCAGCCAAACATAAACGTCGCGTTGTGTTAGAGATTGCGGATAGCAATAAACAACGAAAGGTTAGACGGAATAATGGTAATGAAAAGTTGGGAGCTTATTGAACTAGAAATTATTGAAGCTATTGCTAACAATATAATTGTAGATAGGAGACATCGAATGCCTGCCGGTCCCGGTAGGTGGAAAACTCGAACGTCTACTCATGACATAATTGGTCAATGCATTCATCATAGCGCTGGCGTAAATGTCACAAACCCTTTCAGTGTTGCAATTTATCACACGGGACCTAATCATATTTCAGAAAATGGTTTACCTGGTATTTGTTACACCATTTGCATCCCGGATACCGATGAATTGCCTTGGCTCACGTCGGATTTTGAGTATATCACTTCGGCACAAGGCGCACCGGATGACGTGCATCCAGGGGACGAAAACAGGCATTTGATACCTATTTTAGTAATGGGGTCATTTACGGGGCCAGGGTGTAGAGGACGGCTACTGAAACCAACTGCTAGGCAATTGAAACATCTGGCTAGAGTTACAGCATGGTTGAGCGATACTTTTGACTATGGTACTGAGGGAATATTCGGACATTATCATTTCGGTAAACCAGCTTGTCCAGGTGGTTATTTAACCGTTTGGATCGAGAACATGCGAGCAAATGGAAGACAGCTTGCATTGACTGAGGATTGGCAATACGCGTTAACACATATCATTCCTAATTGCTTGCCTAAGTATGGGATTGATGGTCAATGGGGCAATGAAAGTAGACGGGCATTAATTGCGTTCCAAAGACAGTGTGGGTTGAGGGTAACAGGAGTCCAAGACGCGTTTACGGAATTAATGTTAATGCGTGCAATGAAAAATGTAGACAATTAATGGAGGGCTATAAGATGCTAATGCCGCAACGTCACAGTTTAGGACTTGATGGGTTTGTGTTAAGTGGCGAGGGATTGTCTATTGTTACCCAATTAGAGCATGTGATTAGTTCAGTAGCATGTCTAAGTGATATGAGGATAATAAACTTTACGTGTTCATACATTGAAGAGGATCTAAAAAAACTTTATTCTCAAGTGTTCAGGGATGAAGGTGGCGTTTCGGTTCAAGCGCTTATTAGCACGAGCCATATTTGCATTCACTGTTGGCCTAACCGTGACTTCTTTATGTTTGATATTGTGTCTTGTAAATCCTTTTCACCTGTGGATGTGGCAAACTACTTAATCATAGGTTTAGGTGTTCGTGAGATAAAATTTTGCAAGGTGGTTGTGAGTGGTGAAGTTAATTTTGATGCAAAGAAAATTATTAGCGAGAACCCCACGTTAAAGATGAATCATACAGCTTATCGGGATACGGCAAGTAGAACAGATATTACATTTGATACTGGAAAGGAGGACTAACGATGGATACCCCAAACGAAGAAAAAACGAACGTTCAGAAACAGGATCCTAAAAACTTCCGCACCGTTTTAGAATCTATACCTAATCCAACTTCTAGAGCGCTAGTTGAATTCAAGCAATGGAAAAAAACAATCATAGACATGATACGAAAAAAGTCATCTTTGCAGTTCTATGATGATAGCAACTATAAATTTATTCTCCCTCCGGGATTAGTTCGGTTGGTCTGGGATGTAACAATCAATGAAAGAATTGCAGCGCAAGACGCCACACTACCAAGGCAGGAACGTATTAAAAAGGCATATGACAGTTTACAGCAGGATTTGAGCCTAGTTCAAAACCAACGTGCTCAGTTTGAAATAGAGAAAGCAAAGGCAATTGCCGCCAAAGCTACACAGACGCCCGTAGAGGCCCCTAAAAATACCCCTGACTCGAAACATGCTGAAGAGGTTAATAACCGCCCTACGGAGCCACAGGGAGCGTAGAAAGTGGGGTATAAGAAGAAAGTCTTACCGTGCAATAAACATGGATACCGAGTTACGAAAGATACACCACTAAAACCGCACCATGTTGAGATACTGCAAAAGATAAAATTAGCATTGTGGGAGTTAGGGGATTTGTGGCACCCAATGAGCTATTTGTTACAAAAGCTCCCTGAGCATCCTTACCAGACGGTTATAGCGGTTTTAGACAGGTTAATAGATAATGGTGAGGTAGAGAGAATGCAATTTAGGTTTAGGTATGGGGATAAGATGTTTAGGAAAAGACGGTTTATTCGATTGCCGGATATAGAGCGATCTAGGTTAGATGAGTTATTAGGTAAAAATACATTTATGGCTGAGCAAGACGTTATCGAGTTTATAGAACAAGACAGTTGATTAAGTTCAAATGACGTGTTATTGTATATCACATGCTAAAACAGTTCTTAATATCTGTCCTAAGATTAGTGGATCGTCTCTGGTATGGGCACGATTTAGAACGTTCAGTTTTTAGGTTACCGTGTTACAGAAAGAAATCACGATCTGCAAAACTCCACAAACTAAAAAAAGTGTATCTACTCCCCGACCCTAAAACATCGGTAAGACAACGGTTAGTAAAACACATCGCAGAACGTGTGAAATAGAGGATCGTAAACGATGCCCACGAAATATAATCGTAAGTCAAAAAAGCAGCCTGCACTTCCCCCTGAAAAACGAACGGTAAGAAAGATAAAAAGGAATAGACGTACACGTAATAAGAACACTGTTGTTAAGGCCAGACAGAAACATATACTAGACCTCTATGCTAAAGGTAACACCCCTGAACAAATATCAACCCTCCTCGACATGGACATTACTCACGTTAAGAATAATATCAACATTGCTACTGACGATCTCATCAAAGGATACGCTACCCCCTCACCCCAGCAATCGTTCATTAGATATGCCACCTTCCAAATGAACATTATAAATAAACTTCAAATGTCTTTAGAAAAAATAACCCCAGACCCAAATGCTCCCGCAACCCTTAATTACAACATTAACGCCCTTAAGACCCAATCAGAGATCTATGATAAAGTTTTAAATAAAGGAATAGACTTCGGCGTCATCCAGTACAGAAGAGCAGATCCCGCCTCCATTACAGCCAAACCAAAAGATATCCGTATCCAACTAAAAAGAGAAATAACCGTCCTCTCAGCCCTCTTAGATGACATTACAGATGAAACAAACTTCAGAGCTATCAAACAAGAAACCTCCTCCACAACCACTACAATTATTCGTAAACCACTTCTGGATAAATATAATAATCCCGTTCAAGATATACCAGATTTTAGATTCAAAAAAGATGAGTTCATCCCCATCAAACCCCCCGATACCCATTGGTCCGAACAAGAATATGAGAAACACCCCCTCCCCCTACGAAACCCCCTTATACCCTCTCTAAAAGATGAATACCTAAAAGAGAAAACAAGACAACGTACAGAAATAACCGTTCAGAATCACCCCAACCAACCCATCGAATCAACCGTAAAGTTATCAGATATCCCTGAAGAAAAACTTCAACAAATCTCCTACCTCATCCCCCCTAAAAAATAATTACACATCCCTCCCCCACCTAAACACCCACCACTCTTTTCTAAACACCCACCACTCTTTTCCCCCCCTAAACAAACAACCAATTCCTATTTACAGTTCTTATTCTAAGTTATTCTATATTATCCAAACACACTAAAAAATTATCCAAACACACTAAAAAGAAATGATCAATCCTAATATGAGAAATAAAGAAATAAGAATAAGAAGGAATAAGAAGGGAAAAGAATTTCTATTACCAGGAATTCTTATGCAGGAATATATAACCCACCTAATATGAATATCCCCTTTTAGTATCTATAATGTAACCCTACTTATCTTGTACTTTAAATCCCTTTAATTAATCCTGTTGTAATGAGTTTTTGTTACCACACCACC